TTCAGCAAACACTCTAAGACAGACGGTCACGCGTGGCATTACATAGCATTACATATAAGAGTGTTGCAAACATGACACAGTGTTGCATTTATGTCACAGTTACAGATGGTACGGGGGGATGTGCGCGACACCACCACCCCGCACACGCGCAGGCGCACGAAATGTATGTTAAATACCTATCACCCACACACACTAAGGAGTTACTATGGGTAAGATAACGAAAACCAACCTTGACAGTGTAGTTAGCTTACTCTCTGACGGGCATAGTTTAGTTGAGGCTTGCAAGCGAACTGGAATAAGCCGTGCTGCCGTTTACAAGCGCATGGGGGCTGATAAAGAGTTGGAGAGTAGGATTTATGGTGCGAGAGCTGAAAGCGCTGAGAGGGCGTTAGATGAGCTTGATGAGCTGTACATGAACGCTTTGGAAAAGAAGAAGGATTATGACCCGAACATTTTACGGGACTATGGCAACCATGTTCGGTGGAAGGCTAAGGTAAGTATGCCTGAGAAGTACGGGGAGTCTAAGAACAGGGCGGGGGTTGAGGTTAGTGACGGCACGGTTCGCATTCTGTGGGAGAGTGATTGATGGAATGTCCTACTTGTAGTGGTGAATTAACTTGGTGTTCGGATGAGGGCTTTTATGATTTAGACGGGCGTAAATACATTGAGTCGTATTATAACTGCTACAAGTGCCTTACAAGCGTAACAGTTGCTGTGCCTGCTGATTTAGATTATTCCAATATTCCTCCCCAAGAGAAAGAATAAAGAATATGGATGTAAAAATACCGTATAAGCCTAGAGATTTACAGGCTGAGATGCATAAGAATTTGAAGCGTTGGAACGTGCTGGTTATGCACAGACGCTTTGGCAAGACGGTATGGGCAGTTAACCAGTTAATCAAGACAACCTTGACTTGCCCACTTCCTAGACCAAGGACTGCGTTTGTTGCTCCTACCTTTGCTCAGGCTAAAAGGATTGCGTGGGATTATGTAAAGTTTTATGCCGGAGTTATTCCGGGCGTTAAGTTTAATGAAACAGAATTACGGGCTGACTTTCCTAACGGCGGCAGGCTTATGCTGTTGTCTGCTGAAAACCCCGATGCCCTACGGGGAATTTATTTGGATGAGTGTGTCTTTGATGAGTTTGGCATGCAAAATCCAAGGGTATGGGGGGAGGTAGTCAGACCAGCCCTGTCGGATAGGGAAGGAGGCGCATGCTTCTTGGGTACTCCGGCAGGGCATAACCATTTCTTTGACTTACTTGAAACTGCTCGTTCTCAGATTGATGAGGGTGGCAAAGATTGGTACTTCAAGATTTGTAAAGCTAGTGAAACAGGGATTGTTAAGCCTGAAGAACTGGACGCTGCCAAGGCTCAGATGACACCAGAGCAGTATGACCAAGAATACGAGTGTTCTTTCACGGCTGCTATTATTGGGGCGTATTACGGTAAGCTGTTGGCTGAGGCGGAAGAAAATGGTAGGATAACCAGAGTTCCATATGACCCTGCTTATCCAGTTCATACAGCTTGGGACTTGGGTGTAAATGATTCAACGGCTATTTGGTTTGCACAGATTTTTAGAGGAGGTGCAGTAAATGTTATCGATTACTATGAGAGTTCTGGCGTGGGTCTCAACCATTACGCAGATATACTCGCAAAGAAAGACTATACTTACGGCGACCATCTCGCTCCTCACGACATTGAAGTCCGCGAGCTTGGCTCGGGCAAAAGCCGTTTGGAAACGGCTCACTCGCTCGGCATCAGATTCCGAGTCATCCCAAAAATGAAAATAGCTGATGGGATTAACGCCGCAAGGATGTTGATTCCTAAATGCTACTTTGACAGGGATATGTGTGCTGATGGGTTGGATTTGCTGCGGCAATACCGTCAAGAGTGGGATGACAAACGTAAGTCTTTCCGTGACAATCCTCGACACGATTACACCAGCCATGCGGCTGATGCGTTCCGTTATCTAGCGGTGGGGCTAGAAAACAGGGCGGCTATGGTTAGACCCCCACAACAGGTGGCACAGAATGATTACAACGTGTTTGGGGTTTGAAGAAAATCCCGTTATAATAAATCTTGCGGTTCACAGTTTACTAGCTCGAAGCCCTTACCATTTTAAGATGGATGAAAGAGATTTTGAGAGGTTATTTGTTCCGCCGCTAAGACTTGAGCAGTTCTTGATTGTTTGGCGTGATAATAAGCCTGTGGCTTTTGCTACATGGGCTTTTCCTGAGAAGAAGGACATAGAACATTATACGTTGATGAATATGTTTCCTAACGGCGGGTTTTATAGTGACGGTCCGAATCCGTGGATTATTGACTTTATTTGCGTTTCGGGCAAAGAAGATGTATTATTTACTTTCAGAGAATTGAAGCGGCATTTCACGTATATGGGCTATGACAGGTGTTTTTGGCTTAGAACAGAGACAGGTCGCATTGGTAAGCATATCCTAAAAGGAGATTAACATGGGTGGTGGCAATGGTGGCGGCGGCGGCGGCGCAGACAAAAATAGAGGCATCGAAAAAGGCAGAACAAAGCAGGCAAAGGTAGGCGTTAGCAAGTCTGTTTCTGTTGATGTTGGTGAGGGCAACTTGAAGAAAGCTGCGGCTGAAGCAGTGCCTGTTCCTAAGGCAAAGCCACCAGAACCTAAAGCACCAACAGCACAGACAACAGGAAAGGTTGCGTTTGGCACTGAGGTTATTGATACCAAGGCGGCTCAGGCACAGTTATCAGCTAAACAATCTGAGTTTGGCAAAACCGCGATTGGCAAAATTCCAGGCGTGGCTTCTCTTATGGGTCAAGCAAGCCTTGCTGCTCAGAAAAAAGCACTTGAAAAGGGTGGGACAGCAGTAGCGGTTCCGGGTACATCTTTTGCCCCACAGGGTCAGGCTTACACCGAAGCTCCGGGCATGAAGTCTAGCGCAGAGTTGGCTGGGCAAAGATTCAAAGTTGGGCAAACATTTCATGCTAAATCTGGACAAGACATAAATGTTATAACTATGGATGGCATAAAGACGCAAAAAGCCCCAAGTCAGTACACAACAGGTCCTGCTGGAAGCATTGGTAAGATTAGCGCAACAAAGCCACCTAAAGGCTCAGGCTTGGGCTATGTTGGCGATGTTGCTGGCGTAACAAAGACTACAGAAGTAATGGGAATCCCAGTAACAACCTTTACTGGAAAGACGGGGTATAGCCCAACAGGTGAAAAGCTGGATGACAAAGAAAAAGGTGGCAAGAGTGATGCACCAGCCCCAGCCCCAGCCCCAGCCCCTGAAGCGGAAGAAGAGGTTCCCACGTCTTTGGCGATGCTTCCGGGCGAAACACCTTCTCAGTACCGCCGCCGTGTTCGCCGTTTTGGTGGCGGCACAATCGTTGAAGGCGGAGGAGTCCTATACAAGTAGGGTTAGTTATATGGCAATAAGTGACGAAGTATTAAACACCACAATAGAACACATTTATGTTTATGAATCTCAAGCTGGGACTCTGGAGGGTAAAGACCCTACAGGGGATACTAAGGGCGATTTTCACATGAAGGTTAATATTGCTAGCCTGTATGACAAATCATTCAAAGGAATGACACAAGAGCAGTATAATAATGCCGTAACTTATGAAAGAGAGCGCGAGCTTGTGCGCGAGCATGTTTTAACTGAAGCGGCAAGATTAGAGGCTGCTGGTGTTGATTTTAATGCTTTAGAAATGGGTGAATCAGTAGCCTACCTCAGTACAACTTACAATTATGGTAATCAGCCAAACACATTACAGTGTTATAAGAATCTGTCCTATGCTAGAAAGAATATGCCAAACAGAGTGGAAGAATTTAGGGTGCAAGCGAAAAACTCCCTAGATGTTACTCGTGATGAGGGCGAAGTAAGCATGGGTGTTATGCAAAGAAGCATGTCTCATCAAAGGACTTTTGACGGGAATTTAAACGTTAACGAAACTTACCAAGCAAAAAAAGATTATACAGCACAAGAAAAAGCTGATTTATATGCTGACATAACCAGCAGAAGTAAAAAATGCTACGCTTTTAATGACCAAGTCAAAAAATCAAATATACTACAGAACAACGAAGAAATTATTTACATAACAGAACCTACACAAGCAGCCGAGCTACCTACCGCTGGGTTTACTGAGCAGCCTAAAGAGGTTGTTGGAATTGACATGTTCCCAGCCCCAGAAGTCATTAGAGGAGATATGCAATGAGCTTTCTGACACCTAAAACTCCACCACCTCCTCCGCCACCTGAGTTACCACCTGAGCCAGATTTAGGTAAGGCTGCTGTTATGGCGGAAGAAGCCGAGCTTGAGAAAAAGAAGAAAAGAAAGGGCGCTGCATCTACAATCGTAGCTGGCGCATTAGGCGAAACAGTTGAGCCTACAGTCAAAAAACCTACATTAATGAGTTAAACCATGAAACCAGAAGACATCATAAAGCGTTTTGAATACGCAAAGTCACGCAGAGATAATTGGGACACTCACTACCAAGAGTTAGCCGATTACATGCTTCCTCGTAAAGCAGATATTGTGAAGAAGCGTTCTCGCGGTGAAAAGCGAATGGAGCTTATTTATGATGGTACTGCCTTGCAAGCTATTGACCTTATGGCAGCCTTTTTGCATGGCATGCTTACAAGTGGCAGCGCACCTTGGTTTCACCTTGACCTTAAAGACGAAGACATAAACCGTGATGATGATGTGCGCGAATGGTTACAAGACACCAGCATGCGTATGATGCGAGCGCTTAATCAATCTAATTTTGAGACTGAGGTGCATGAAGCCTATGTTGACCTAGTTGTGTTTGGCACGGCTTGTATGTTCTGTGAAATGGATAAGGGAAAGCTACGGTTTAGCACAAGACACATCTCAGAGTTTTATGTAAACGAAGACCAGTACGGCATGGTCAACACTGTGCATCGTGAATACAAGATGACTGCAGCACAAGCTGTTGAGAGGTTTGGTAAGGAAAATGTTGGGACTTTTATACAGCGAGCCTTTGAAAAACGACCCGATGAGGAAGTTGAAATACTACACTGCGTCATGCCAAGACAATCACGGGATGTTACAAAAGGTGACAAAACCAACATGCCGTTTCTTTCCAGTTACATCAGCATTGGAGACAAGACGCTCATTTCCGAAAGCGGTTTTGAAGAGCTACCATACGTTGTTCCACGCTTCCTCAAAGCGACAGGAGAGGTAATGGGCAGAAGCCCAGCAATGACAGCCCTACCTGACGTTAAGATGCTTAACCTAATGTCCAAGACAATTATACAGGCAGCACAGAAGCAGATTGACCCACCGTTACTTGTTCCAGATGACGGCTTTTTGCTACCAATTAGAACTAATCCGGGCGGTCTTAACTTCTTTCGTTCTGGTTCACGGGACACAATCACGCCGTTAAACACTGGCGCTAATATTCCAATCGGTCTTAACATGGAAGAGCAACGCCGCGCAGCTATTCGCTCTGCCTTTTATGTTGACCAAATTTTATTCTCAGGTTCGCCAAACATGACAGCTACGGAAGTCATGCAGCGACAGGAAGAGCGCATGAGAGTCATTGGTCCTGTGCTGGGCAGATTAATGAATGAGATGTTGCGTCCGTTAATTGACAGAATCTTTGCGCTTATGTTACGAGCTAACATGCTTGCACAGCCACCAGAAATACTGCAGGGGCGTGACGTTGACATTGAGTATGTGTCACCGCTAGCTAAGGCACAGAAGTCAACCAGCCTAAACAATACGATGAGAGCGCTAGAAATGCTCTTGCCATTAGCTGAGTCATTGCCTGTTGGCGACCACATCGACCCTGATGGATTGGTGCGGCATGTGACTGATGCCCTTGGTGTTCCAAAGACAACACTACGTAGCACCAGAGAAATAGCTGAGTTGCGTGAACAGCGAGCAGCGGCGCAACAAGAACAGATGCAACGTCAGCAAGAACAGGAAGACGTTTACACTGCAGCTCAAGCAGCGCAAGCTGTTAGAATGGTTGGAGGTAATCAGCAGTGAAAGAGCTAGAACAGCTAAGAAATATGTACAAACAAACCTTTGATTCCGAAGCGGGTCAAAAGGTTTTGCGTGACCTTGAAGCCCGATGTAATTGGAGGGCTTTAAGTTATGTAGCTGGTGATGCCAATGCTACAGCTTTCGAGGAGGGTAAACGTGGGGTTATCCTTCATATTCACAATATGTTGACAGAGGAGTAAACATGTCAGAAGAAAATGTCGAACAGGTAGCCCAGCCAGAAACGGCAGGCACTGTGCTGGAAACACCAGCAGAAGTGGCGCAAGGCGGGTCTGGTAACGATTTTCTATCAACCATACCAGAAGAATTGCGTGACCATCCAAGCCTATCACCAATTAAGGATGTTGAGAATCTTGCTAGGTCTTACGTTAATGCACAGAAACTAATTGGCGCAGACAAAATACCACTGCCAGTTAATCCAACAGATGAAGACCTTGACCGCATTTATGGTCGCCTTGGTCGTCCAGAAACATCAGACGGATATGAAATAAAGCCAGATGGCAATATTATTACAGAAGACATTGCTAAAGATTATGCTGAAGTGGCGCATAAATTGCGCTTAACACCTCAGCAAGCGTCTGGGATTATTGAATACTATCAAGGCATTGCAGCCCAAAATGAATCTAGCATGGAAGATAACGATGTAAAAGCTATGCAAGATACAGAGATGTCTTTGAAAAAAGAGTGGGGTGACGAGTATAGTCATAAGTTGACTGCTGCAAAGGAAGCGTTTGATGCGTTTGCATCATTAGAAATGCTTGAGATGCGTTTGTCGGATGGCACTAAAATTGGTAATCACCCTGATTTTATTAAAGCATTTGCTAAAATGGCAGATTTCCGTCATAATATGACCAGCGAAGACACTGTTGCTGATGCGCCAATGGCAAGAACTCTAAGTAGGCAGGCAGCCCAAAATGAGATTGATGCCATTATGAATGACAAGTCACATGCGTATTGGGACAAGAGCAATGTAATTGGTCGCAAACAAGCGATTGAGCGCATGCAAGAATTGATGGGTATGGTACATGGATGAGTTCGACCGTATTCAAACGAGGTTAGATTGCCTACGCATGGCTATCGAATTTGGTACTGTGCGTGATGTGGTTAATCCAGACCTACTCGCAGATAAATACTACGAGTGGGTTATGCAGGGTAGCGATGAAAATCGTCCTGATGACAATCGGAAAGACGGTAGCCCAAGGGAGGCTAAAAAGCCTAGAAGCGTCCGAAAGGGTAGCGCATCGCACGTTGACAACGCAACCGAGTAGTTAAAGGAGATTTATCATGTCTACTCAAATCACTACCGCGTTTGTCCAACAGTATTCTGCAAACGTGCAGATGCTCGCGCAACAGATGGGAAGCCGTCTGCGTGACACCGTGCGAATTGAGAATGTCGTTGGTAAAAACGCATTTATCGACCAAGTTGGTCTGGCAACAGCCCAGCTACGGTCAAGTCGGCATGCCGACACCCCACAAATGGATACGCCACATGCGCGTAGACGTTTAAGCCTAGCATCATACGAATATGCTGATTTAATCGACAATCAGGATAAGGTTCGTA